CTTTATTTCCTTTAGGGTCTTTCATTTGTATAGTTAAGTCTGTATCCACTAAATCCATAGGAGAATTAATCTCCCATGAAATAGCGATATCTTTACCTATTCTTATTCTTTTATTTGTCATAATCATCTCACTGTTTATAAGTTATTGTATTATCCGTATTAATCTATGTTTCATATTACAATTCTCCCCACGTAAATTCTCCTGTTCCTGCGTTAGTATAAAAGACATCATTCACTAAGTCATACATACCTGGCTTATTATCAGCATTTCGGATTACGGGAATGAAATAATGCAAAGTAACTTGGCTTTCTTTAATAATTAGATAATATAGCCTTGATGGAGTACGTGTAGGTGTCCCAATATTATTTAATGCAAATAGAAACAGTGGATATATAGCGTCATTCATCGTCTCTACGCACGTCATGTCTTTAATATCATACCTTGTACCGATAACAGGGGAGATGCTTGTAATGTAGTTCAGATAAAAGTCGGAGTCTCTTATATCTGCTGTTGTCGTAAACAACGAAACGGTTCTTGTATTCTGATTTAAGTATATTTGTTCATTTTTTGTCGCGTAATTTCCTCTGTTACGACTGCCAAACCACGTTGTATTGACATTTTGCACTTTTGCGATTCCCGCAGAGAATGTCATATTATGATTGCAATATACTCCCGTATCTATATACTGTGTTCCACTACTCTCCAGATACTTCACTTTTCTAAAACCATCAGGCACTTTATACCAGACATAATCATCCCACTGTTTATAAGTTATTGTTGTATCTGTATTAGTTGAAATAGTTGTATTATAAGGCGTACATTTAAATTCCATGTCGCCCTCTTCTTTTCTATTAACTTCACCGCTATAATAATAAATCTTACCGTTCTTTCTTGCTTGTTTAAATAGAGCTGGATTATTGTAACCTATATCTTTTATATATACCAATTTATTTAACGTATTTTTCTCTATATAAATTCCATAATCCACTCTATCCAGATCAGCCCCTGAAGCCACTAAAGGATAATAATTAGATAGAACTTTGCCATCTCTAAGTATCTCATCTTTCCCGAGCCAGTAAAACTTATTATTACCTGTTCCTTTTTTCCAGTCTAAATCTCCTATATTAACGACTTTCATATAGCTGTTTATCTTATATTTAGAACCGTCATAAATAAGTTCATCAGTCCAGTGTAGATCAGCTTCAGCCCTATAATCTCCTGCTTTTATCCATACTGTTTTAGGAGTAGGTTCAATAGGGGTCATAGGAGAGGGCTTTACGGGAATATAAGGGATAGGGGCGATAGTAGTTAAAGGAGTAGAAGCAAAAGGAGCGGGATCAACTTGTTTAACCTTACTAAGAGCGTCTTCTATATCAGTTTCAGTATACTCACCTTTCCATAGTTCAGTTAAGTCTATTAGGTTTAGTTTTTTAATAGTCATTGTACCTGTTCCATTAATTTGTATAGTAATAGACTTAGTATGATCATCATAAGAACTAATATTAAGAATAGCTGCGAAGCCACTTATAGTTTCAGTTAAAGAGGATCCAGTATTTATGTTATACATAACTGTAGATCCAGGTTGAAGTTCATAAGAGGGGGTGTCGAAATAGAATAGATACTTATGACCGAGTGTTAAGTAGTCTGTTAAAGTAAAAGTCACAATAATTTCTCCATCACTTCCGGTATTCAGTGTTATATTATCGTCATTAACAGTGAGTGTTCCCTCCTGAAATGGTTTTCTTATATCATTTTGGCGAGCTGTGCAAGGAAATGGATTTTTAATATACTGCTTCCAATCTCCAACAAAACTACCATAAGCGGGATAATCAACTACTCTTGCCTGTCCTTCACTAACCCATTCTAAACCTGTAGGATTTTCAATAACTTCTACAACTTTTTCTATAATATCTTCTGTCGAGCTATATTTATAGAAGCCGTTAAAGAACAAATCCAAATCTATAACGAACATTTTCCATAGGTTGAATTTAAAAGTTTGTGGCAGAGAACGATTACCGACTGCTGCTGAAAGAGATATTGAATTTGCTTCTATAACAGATCCGAACCAAGCTGTATTATCATATCTTGTTAATTCTCCTTCAATTCCACCAAGAGACATATAAAAATAGTCAACAGCTAAATTTGCCTTCGCTAAAACTAAGTATCTATTCCCTTGTACTGGTAGTCTATCTAATCTAAACTCAACCCAACTTAATTCACCTTGAGAAACCATTATCTGTATACGATCAGAGTCAGAACCTGCTGGACAATATTGACAGTTATTGAATATTATATTATCTACGTGTCCTACCCACGGCATACAGTTTAAAACGCTATTATTCCATATTACGTACGGAGTAGAATCTTGATAGGTCTCTCCGTGCATAGTAAACTGTAAAGGGTCATTATAAGTCCCATGTAGTGTTTTAGGAGACTCATTTTTATTAAACCCTTCACTTACTTTGTGCCAACCAGCTATCTTTTTACCATTTCTCATTACATTTAAAGGTCCATAGCCATTAAAAAAAGGCTGGCATTTATTAGTATTATATATTACACTCATTATTAATCAGGATAAACGAAATGAATACCATTCTTGTTAGCTAATGCATCATACTGAGATTGAGAATAAGTAATCATTGACATCCATTGCTGTATTGTCGTATTAGACATTAAAGAAAGCTGAATGAAATGATTTACCTCATTCTGTATAACATCCCCCATATTAGCCATTAAATCACTATAAAATGCATCTTTATCTTCCTGCGACCAGTCCGAATAATTAGAACCACGAGCTATACAAAGCCAGTTAGCATTATCGTCTGCTGGCTCACTGTTAGTATTATCATTAATAGCTACCCACGAATTAGCGTTCCATAATACTATATCCATTTTATAATAGTCAATCGTAGGATCCCAGATTCCTTTCCAGATTGGTAAAATTCTACCTAAATTATAAACTGCCATTATACATTATTATTATCCAGGAGTAACTCCCCTGCGTCATTTATATATATATCTATATTAATATTTCCCTGGTTAGGTACAGAAACATATAAATTAGTGTCTTTCATTACTTCGAACCATAAATATTTATAGCAGCATACTACATTATTATATTTATAGTAATTAACTAAATAATCTTCATCCATTATAGCATATAAATAACCACCTAAATTAGAGAAATTTAGTTTAGTAGTATCTCCTATACCTATATCTCTATAAGAGAAATGATATTGATGATTTAAGCTATTAACATATTTATTCTTTTCTGCCCCGAAATTAATATCTCCATTATATAAGTAGTTAAGTTGACTATCCTTTATATTAAACTTGTTGATATACAAGTCATTATAATAAACAGCAAAACTATTATCACCACTTTCTATAAATTCTGCATAAGCTTTCTTTAGCTCATTACTATTTACATCATTAGCTAAATTCATTTCTTTTCTATTAATGTTACATTACGGGAATTATAGCCATAATTTATTTCTAATCCATTGACTATAAATTTCTTATCTTCGAAACATTTATATGTAACTTTACTTAGCATATCTATATCTAAATGGGTAGTTCCTTTAAGAATAATAGTATTATCAGAATACTGTCTACCATAAGCCTTTAAAAGCATCTCTTCGGGTCTCATTACATCACCTGTAGAAATATTGCTTAAATAGTCTAAATAGTGCTTTCTAGAGCCTTGTCTATTGTATAGATAGTTATTACTAACCTTCTTCCTATCGTAGCTTATATAGTCTAAATTTAGGTTAAAATCGTTAGTAAATACATTATGTTCATTCTTATATACATATTCTGTATTATTAGAATCATTAGCATTCTCCGAATTTTTATTTACAGAAGTTATACTAATTCCACTTATAAAAGTAGAAGTAGTAACTACTCTACCTGTATAAGATACCCCGAAAGGTCTATAAATAGTAATAGTTAGTTTACCATTTAGTAATTTATTACTAGGGGCTGGAATAATAAATCCATCTACATTTTCAGCTAGTTTATATTTTCTTTTATTAGTAGCTGATCTAAAGCCTATATCAGTATTAAAAGCATTAGTTTCTTTAGTTACATCTAGATTAGCCTTAACAATAATAGGATTATTAGAAGTAGTCCATAATAAATCACCATTAGTATCTTTATATAGATGATATACATCTACTCCATTATCTATCTTTACGGAAATAGGTATAAAATCCATTTCATTAGTTTCTGGCTTAATACTAGATTCTGTAGGCATATAATCTATAGAGAAATTAAATTTAGCATTAAATACTAAGCAGTCTGTTTCACTAAAAGCTATATTATTTACTTCTAAATCTACCATAGGCATTTTAACTAGTAAATTTTCATCTACAGCTATATCTCTATAGATATATTTAGTTAAATCATTAGTTCCCCTTAGTGCATGGAATATCATTATTCCGTCTTTTATATTATTCTCATTAATTACTCCCCAGTTATTTAAGTAACCAGCATCACTTACAGAACATAATGAACAAGGAGTAGCAACTACATTTTTAGTAGCGAAAAAAGGATCTGTATCTTCGTATCCTCCTAAAAAAGTAAGATTACCTGGCTCATAATCCTGTATTAAAGATCCAGGAAAGTAATAACTTTTATCCGCTAAAGAAGTCTGTTTATCCTTTTCGTAACAATAACACTTTACATTAATAATATTAGGATCATTATAGACATTAGGATTAATACCATAGAAATTATATAATATCCAGTTAGTTATACTAGGAGTATCTATATTTCTAATATACTGAGCTACATTATATTCTCCGTAAAGTCCTGTATTATCGTAAATTACATATCTATAACCAGCTATATAGGCATCTTCCGAAGACATATCTTCATTACCATATTCTACTTTATTAAACCATTCTCCTAAATTAGGAAATTCTAGCTCAGTATATTCATGTTCAGCGGTAATAGTAAATTTATCGTATATTTCCCCTAAAGATATTCTAGTATCATTAGCAGCAGATTCTTCTTTAACAATCTCTTTTAGATTATTAATAGTAAATAATAGCTCGGTATTATTTAGTTTATCGAATCTGGTATAAGTAGTATACTCATTAGCTATAGCATCATAGTTAATAATATATAATTCATTTTTCTGTTGTACAATAGTTACATTTAATACTGTAAGTAAACTAGATATAACGTCTAATAATTTCTTTTTTTCATTAACATTATCTTCTAGTGATCTATATCCTATTGCTGGGCAATTAAGTAAAGAACTACTATCCACTGTTCTAGGAATTTTAATATTCTCTGTAACAGTACAATAGTTTATATTTAATTTATCCATAGCTGACACTAGAAGTGTCTTTAAAGTAATATCACTACTTTCTATATCTACATCTATATATTTAAGAACGCTTAATTTATCCTGGCATTCTAATTCATAGACATCTAAATAGGAATTATATTCCTGGCTATAGGCATTAGGTGTAGAATAACCAGACCATTCTATGTCGAAAAATACTTCATCAGCATAAGGTAGTTTATAAGAATCATTATATCTATAACCTTCTTTAGCCTTAAATAATTCTACTGTAACTGATTGTATATCAATAGAATTTAATTCGGGCATAAATTCCTTATTTAGTAATCTAACCACTGCTGTAGAACCTATAAAGGGCTTATATACCTCACCATTTCCATCATAAGTAACAGTAAATGGATTATCAGCTAATAGTAATTCTATTTTATCCGTTATAGTAGGGTTATCTAACTCAGTTTTAATAACTACCTTATATAATTGCCCATCTGGATCCTTTTTAGAATTAGTATCCCTAAAAAAACTATAAAAATATTTCATCTTATCTTATTCTATTAATATGTCTGTTATAGTTATCTAAAGTTCCTACTAAGTCTTTACCTCTAACTACTAATTCTACTTTCTGTACACTAGATTCAGTAGTGCCATTACCATTACTATTTAATAAATGGAATAGCCTTTTCTGTTGACTACCATTAAGAATCATTTCACCCGAATTAACTCTAGCTATATTATAGTCTCCTATACTTCTATTACCTCCAACAATACCTCCTTCTGCAAATTTACCAATAGAAGCGAATTTTGTAAACATAGAAGTAACGGTAGCCGCTACTGTTCCCATAGCTATAAGATTATAAGGAAAAGGCAAACCAGAAGCTGAAGCAGAAGCCTTACCGAGTGCAACTGCTTCAGAAGCTGCTAGTTCATTTTCAGCAAGAGTTTTAAACATATTAGCTGCTTCAGTAACTGCACCTCCAAGAGCTTTAATAGTTTGCGTAGTAGTTTCATCACCAATCTTTATTACTTCCCAAAGATTACCCCAAGCTGAAGCTAAACTATTAACAGCGTTTGTTTCTAATTTCAACTTTTCAATATTATCCTTGGAAGTTTTATCTTTATATTTTTCATTAAGCTCTTTCATTGTTTCATTTAGATCAATAGGGCGAAGGTCAGCTTGTTTAGTATCTAGCATCATATCCTCTAAAAGGTTTTCTAGCTCCGTTAAGTTTTTTGCATAGGCGTACCTTTCCGTTGGATCAGAAGAAACTTCTATAGCTTTTTTTGTTAGTTCAATTCTTCTCTTAACGGCTTCTATTGTCTTAAGCTCACCTGTTTGTAAATAATCTTTCCACAAATCTTCGAAAGCTTTTTGCTGTTTTTTGGCATTTTCTTCATGAAGTTCTTCTTTATATTCTACCTTTTTAGGTGTGGCGGACGCTTCTAGAATTTCACCTAACAGTCTTTGCTTCTCTTTCTCGCTTAAAACTGCCTCAGTCTGTAATTTTACATATTCAGATATATCACTTTCAGAGTCTACTATATTTTTTAAGGCATCTCTTCTTTTAATTTTTACTTGCAGCTGAGACCTATCCATAGAAGGAACTTTTACAGTTTGTCGAACACCATTAGCACCGATTATCTCTTTCGTTTTGCCATCATTTTCTATTTCAGTTTTTAAGTCATTATATTCTTTCTTAGCCTTTTCTAAATATTCGAATTTAGAATTTGTAGCATCCAGACCCTTAAAAAACTCTTCTCCTATTGCTTTATTATCCTCACTAAACAACGCTAAAATAGTTTCTTTCTTTGCTGACGCTACATTTTTTAGGTGATTTGCTTCATCTGTAAAGTAACCTATAACCATTTTATCTAAATTGGCTTTATCTGTAGAACTCAATGATATACCTTCTTTTTTATTTGTTTTTGCTGTTTGGATTTTCTCTTCTAGTTCTGCTAGTCTACCCTTGTCCAAAGCTCTAAATGATTCCAAAGTGTCACTAGCCTGATAGAACTTACTGCCGGCAGTAAAACTAATTCCTATATTACCAAATCTAAAATTTCTAGTAAAGTTTTTCCACGCTGTGCCAGCTCCTTCTAAAGTTTCTTGCCAACTATCCCAGGCTGTCTCATTATTTTTTATAGCTGAGTTAACGGCATTAAAAGCTAAATCAGCTGCTGCGAGACCCCCTGTAAATTTAGCTAAGATATCTATTCCTCCGCTGAATCCTTTTCCAAATTCATCTATATTATTATTAGTTTTTTTAAACCCTTCTCTAACTTCACTAAAAGCACTGTTAGCGTTAACTTTTAGTTTAGAAAGCTCTTCGTTAGCTGTTCTCATAGCCTCACTCATAGCTTTTCCAAACTGTCCTTTCTTAGCTTCTTCACTTAAATTTCTCCACTGTCTATTAAGTTTTTCTAGCTCGTCTTTTAGGATTTTAGCGGACTGTTGATTATTCTTATTACCGTCTGCTACTTGTTTTAAAGATTTTATACTTTTATTAAACGCATCTACCTGAGAATCAGTTACTTTATTTACGGATTTCATAGTAGCCGCGAGATTTTTATTAGATTTATCGAATAGTTTCAGTTCTTTACTAGCCTTCTCTACCGCGGCATTAAACCCAGAAGTATCAGCCTGTATTGTTGCGGTTAAAGTACTCATAGTTTTTTTATTTTAATACTTCGTTTATTTTATTATCTAGAATACCCTGATTTACTGCTTTTCCTATAGCATCAGAATTTCTTATATAACCAGTAAATCTTTTTCCAGTATATCTTGGCACTGTTCCTCCAACAAATATACGGGCTAGTGTACTATCTTTTGTTAAATATCCGAAAGAGTGTAGTTTTACTTTTGGGTGCCATTCGTGTCTATAATCTTTCTTAAGAGTACCCAATATAATACCTTCAGCCACGTTATTCATTTTATAAGGAGAAGATTTTAAGTTTTTTCTAGCGTTATCTTTCATAATAAAAGCTGCCGCTACAACTGCTTTTCCTATTTCATCATTTTTCTTTTCAGCCTCCTTTATAAGTGCTGTATCATCGAAATTTAGTGTAAAAGTAATCATATTCGAATCTTTTTAGCTTTTTCTTTTAGTCGCTTTATATCTTCATTAGAAATCTCTATACTTCCTTTATCATTACTTTCTGTATCCCAACTAAATTTAATTATATCTTGCATAGAAAGCTTTTTTGTACTATTAACTTGGGCTGTTATATAAGCGTTTAGTCTACACGTTTCCCAGAGATTTCTATCTAAATAAGGGAGTGACTCTATTATATCATTTATTTCCCATTCTGTCATTTCATCATAAAAGTACTCTATTGAACAAACTCTAAACTGAAAAACTAAAGTTCTAAATAACTCGTGAAAGATTAACGTATCTTCGCCTACCTTTTCTGATAGGCTTACTCTTTTTTTAATTTATTCTGATTTTCAATTATATCATTCAACCATCCCGCAAACTCCTTTAGTAGGTTATTATTTTGGTCTTCATCTACAAAATCTAGAAACTCATCGAACGTAAGAGAATAATCCTTGCTCGAAGCTACTACTATAACATAAAAGAACGTCATAATATTCTGTAAACTAGTAGGCTGAAAGGTTTTATTTTCAATATTTTCATACATCATAAGAGCTCGTAGAGAATACTTAAGCTCGACTTCTTTTCCTTTAATATTTATTTTCATAATTTAAGTGAATTTAAAGTAAAAAAGGAGCAGCTTATAAATAAACTACTCCTTATATTATTAATGAAGATCTGGAGTAGGATCATCAGTAGATTTAACAGACGCTACTGCAATCATATTCTCTTTAACAATCTTTCCTGTTCCTGTAAGTTGTAGGCTGAAAGTTGCATTTTCTCCTGTATTAGCGTTAGCTGTAAGAGAAGAAATAAAGGCTAAACCTGTATAACCTGTATTAGTAGCAGCTGTTTCTGGTACATCTGTACTTACGGCATCTTTAACCCAGCCACCAGTCCAGAAAGGATAGTCGTCGTTAACAACTGTCTTCTCAGGGTCATTCTGAATTTTATGACCAAAGTAAACCTTTACTGGCTGTCTAGTAAGCATAGCAGTAAACAAAGCGTCATAAGAATCGTCTGTATATAGATTCTCAGAACTGATTTCCCAACTGATCTTATTAACCTCAGAACCCTTCCAAATTCCGTGGTCTTTAGTTGAAATATCAGCTGCGTCCGCTGTAATAGTTAGTGTATGAGAAGTTGCATAAGCTATTGATTTACCTGCTGAATCGAATAGCATTAGGTCATCTCCTTTAATAATGTTTTGTGCCATTGTTAATTTATTTTACAATTAAAAGTTAATTTCTGGATAAAGCAGTTATCAGTAAATTCTTCTATAACTTGCATTATCTTATTATCATATAAAGTCATTATGGTAGTCTCTATTCTAGGACGTTCCATAATCTTTCTAATTTCGTTAGCAATAGTAATACTTTCATCGTACTTAGTAGAAACTACTGTAATTTCGTAACTTACTAAATCTTCATTATAACCATCTTTAGACTGATTAATAACAGATACTCCTGTTCTTTTATACACTATAAAAGGGAATTTAGTATCATTATCTGCAATAAGTGGAAATACTTTATTTTCTACGTATGTTTTTAATGTTTCCGAAGAAAGTAATCTAGTTGCTATAACCTCTCCTATTAATATTGCATTAGTCATTTATAAGCTCAGTATTTATAGTTTTTTCCTGGTATTCTCTATTAGAATCTATACTAAGTACTCTATAGTATTTACCTTGCCATAAAATCTTATCGTAGTCGTTTATAGGTACATAATAGCGAACTATAAAAGTTTTATTATAATTATGTACTATTTCGGAATTTTCTATATTTCTAGAACCATTATTATATATAACTCTAGCCCTAGTAGTAGTTACTAATTCTAAAGTCTCTACCTGGCTACCATATTTATCTTTTTCCCAGACTACTTTATATATTTCTATAATCTCGTTTAGTAACCCTGCTCTTTTCATCTTATTAATATTTTTTATAAAGTGATGTTAAATAAGTGTAAGAGAAAGGTATTTCACTAGGATTTCCACTAAAAGAAGTGCTTTCCCTAGATTGATACATATCGCCTATAAATAGTTTCATTGCATGGATGAGAGTGGTAGGTAATAAACCACCATTCTCATCTGCAACTTCACTTAAATTACGGTCGATATGCTTACTAACGGCATCTTCAGCTACAGTGATTAAATATATTAAATATTCATCATCTTCTGTAAAGTCTTCATCTATATTTAGATGTTTCTTTATTTCGCTTAAACCTATATACATATCGACTTAACTATTTAAAAATTAGGCTGTCTTACCGTAAGCGAATGCAGCGGCTCTTAATACTTTAGCATCGAAATAAGCATTCACTACTAGTCTTACACAACCTTTAACAGCTTGTGTATAGTTATCAACTACAAGGTCAATTGCTCCCCACTGACCAATTGCAAGATTAGAGAAATCTCCGTAAACGAACTGATTAGCAGCTACATGAGTAGTAGAATAAGCAGGAGTACCATCAATTTCTCCATTAGCGTAGATAGATTGATTTACATTGTTTCCTTTAGCTACTGGACGAAGAGCAGCCTTAGCTGAAGGAGACATAATATATTTACACTCACCAAGAATATTAGCAGATTCTACTGTAGCTTCTAGCGTAGCAATAGTAGCGAAAGTATTAGCCAAAGTAGGAGTCTTACCATTAAACATACCAGCAGGAGCTGCACCAGCTGCACCATTACCTAGAATAGTAGCCTCTAGCTTGTTATTAATAGCGTTAACAATATCTGTTCTAATTAAGTTCTCTACACCAATAGAATCCTGGTTAAGAAGTTGTTTAGAAATATCAATGTAAGCAGTTAGACGATGTGGAGTTAATGTAACAGAAGTAAAAGTACCAGCACCATCTGTAGCATCAGCTGTTTCTAATGCCCAACCTACATTGTTAGCTCCCATGATTGGAACCTGTACATCGCCAACCAAACCAGTCAAGAAACGAGCTCCAGCCTGTACTAGTACATTCTTAGAACGAAGTGGCTCTAGTGGATTATAAATGTCTGTAGGTACAATATCTTCTCCCTCAGCTGTTACAGTGATTGCTGAACGAAGTTCTTGTACAGGAAGTTGAATCTGTCCTCCGAAAGAAAGACCTGATTTTCTCATTTCCTCTTTACCTGCGTTATTTACAGAAACTGCTACATCATCTAGTAGCTGATTGTTAGCAATTGACTTAATTGCATTTACTAGTGAAAATCTTTTTTCCATTGTGTTAATGTTTTTTAATTGTTTAATTTCTCTAATCTCTTCAACAGAGTTATTTAATGAATTATCTAGCTCTTTCATCTCTACATTAAGAGCTTTAATATCTTTTACTATTTTATTATACTCCTTGTCTTCCTCCTCAGTAAACATTCTAATTTCTTTTCGACAAGTTTCAATCATTTCATTAGCTCTAATTTTTAGTTGAGCTTTAGCATCTTTAATTTCTAAGGAATTTTTCATAGTTTATCAATTTCATTCTGTAGGAAATCCATTTTCTTCGATACTTTCTTATCTAATTCCTGCATTGCTTTTCCTTTATCTCTAGAATAGCATGAAGTAGTTAGATAAGCTCCTTCGAATGTCGGACTTACATCATATAATCTATCTATCTTCCTAACTTCTCTTTTCATTACTCCGTCCTCTTTATACCATCGTTGAGCAGTACTATCTGTTTCATCTATAGTAAAAGCGAAAGAAGAGGTAGATATTTCCCCTCTTTTAATATGTTCTAGCAATTCATTACCTACTTCAGTATTAGGTAGTTCCATCCTGTACAGTAAGCCCTCTGGAGTTAATTTTAACTGAAGAGACCCTTCACCATAACGAGATCTTGCTAAAACAGTATCCTCTCGATGATTTAGTCGGCAGAAAATATCGGATTTTTTAATAGTTTCCTCAGTAATTGCTCCAGGAAGAATAGTTTCATAGAATCCTATATTCTGGCTAGGCTCATTAAATCTTACTGCATAACCTTCAATAATTCTAGACTCTTCTTCTGGTTTACTAATTGTTCCGTTAAAAGATCTGTATTGTTTATTCTCCATCTTGTTTATTTTTATTCTTTATATCTTCTATCTTAGTACCTAAAGTATTATCACTAATTTTAGTGAATGGTCTAATATGCTCAGTAGCTCCTATAGCATTATATCCTAATTCTTTTCGTACTTCGTCTATACACAGAACGCCAGTATCTAATAAAGTTTTATAATAAGTAGCTAAAGCAGTCTTATCTGTTCTAAGAATAGCAGTTTCATCTAAATTAATTCTATAGCCTTGTTCACTAGGCTTAAATAGTTTCGCAGTAAACTCCTCTTCAATCATTATAATATAAGGTAACAGCGTATGTAATAGAAATTCTTGCTGTGCTGCTTCTAATGAACCATAAGAAGAATGGCTTAACTCGCCTATTAATACTGGATTTACTCCGAAAAATCTACATATTTCATCTATCTGAAATAACCTAGAACCTAGTAATTGTGCATCTTCTGGAGAAATCTGTATAGGTTGATAAGCCATATTACCCTGTAGTACTGCTAATCCATTTCCTCCATCAGTCATAGACTTATTCCATGACTCATGAATAGCTTTTCTCTGTTGCTCAGTAAGTGTACTCTGTACTGTTAATACTCCAGCTAAATTACAACCTGAATTAAATATTTTAATTGCTTGGTTTTCTCCAGACTGAGAAAGTTTAATTGTTCTGTTAGCATAGCTTATAACACTCTTTCCATTTACTCCATCAATAGAATATTTTCTAAGATGAATCATATTGCAAGGCTCTATTTTTTTATTAGGAATTAAAGTACAAGTATAATAGAGACTACTTTTTCTTTCTTTCTGGTAGATGATACTAACATCATCTGCTTCTAAAAATCTTAGACCTACTACAGTTCCATCTGGTGCTCTTTCTATTAGTGCGAATCCATTACCTTTTAATAATACACTCTGAATTAAAAGCTTTAAAAAGTGAAACTTAGTAAGATCATTTCTAATACCAGAAGAAAATACTGTATTTAATGAATGAGAATCTAAAGTATTTTTACAGTCTTCTTTCTCTTCTATAACTCTAATAGGAAGACTAGCTATAGAGTCGCTAATTAAATCTGTACATCTAAATACTGCAGATAAACTCATGGCAGAATGAGTAGAATTCATCTGCCCGAAGAGTAAAGCGTCATTATCGCAGCAGCATTTAGATTCATCAGAATATTTTCTTATTTCTAAACCTAAAAATCTCATAATTTTTTATTTATTAAAATGATATAGAATTATCATACTCTGGTTTTAATGATACTCCTAATGCTTCTAGCATCGCAATAACTCCGTCTATTTTATTCATATCTTGCTCTTTAACAGGTTTACAGTTATCATTATGGTCATATTTAAGAACTACATTATTAAAGCACCATCTAGTAATTTCATTATTATCTATAACTACATTACCTTGCTTTAAAAGTCTTTCGAACTCTTTAGTAGGTTTATTAAAATTCCATAATGCTTGGCTAAAAGGCTCTAAAGGTAGATTCTGCTCAGTAGCATTTATAGCGAACTGAGTAGCATTATAAGAATCGTAAGCTATCTTTTCTATAGGTAGTATCTTAGAAACTTTAAGAATATCATTTAATACATAGTCATAATCAGTAACATTACCAGGAGTAATAGTTAAATAGCCTTTTCTTTTCCATTCTTTATATAACTCACTATTAACATTATTAGCGAGGGCAGACTGAGGTAAGTAATAGAATGTTTTAAAGTAATGAATGTTTTCTCTTTTTACCATTATAGAAACTGCTGTTAAATCGGAAACTGCGGCTAAATCTATCCCTATATGACACGTACTATCCTTAAAATCCTCTAAATTTACTGATTTAGAATACTTTAGTAGTAAATCATTACCTAACCAGGTATTACTAGAATTAACCCATTGGTTAAAATTTTTAGTCCTTACACCTACTTCTAGTGAAGAATCATTCTTAGCCCTAGTTACCTGTTTACTTAAATACTCTTCTGTAACTGTACTGCCTAAACTAGGATTAGCTTTCTTCCAGACTTTAGGATCATCCCAGCTATCTCCTTCATCTAGTGTATAAATAGCTGAAAATAAAGTATCATCTTCTTTAATCCCAGATAATACTTCTAAGCAAGTAGATCTGTATTTATAACAGAAGCCAAAAAGATTAAAACCAGCAGTAGTAATGATCATGGCTAAAGGGTTTTCTCGCATACCTTGACTTGAACACATTACATCATAAAGTTTACTGTCTGGTTGTTCGTGGCACTCATCTAGTAAAAAAGCATAACTATTAAATCCATCATTTCCACTAGCATCACTAGAAAGAACCTGTATTAAAGAATTAGTTTTAGGAAACTGTATATTATCCCTCCATCGTTGAAAGTATTTCTTTTTAGGATCTAATCCTCCTAAGAATGTAGAACACATATTATAGGCAATTTTAGCCTGTTTAGCTGAATTAGCCACTAATTCTATTTCAGCAGCCGCTTCATTATCCGCAATCATTAAATAAAGGCATATAGCAGCCATTAATGCAGTTTTACCAGACTTTCGGGCTAATTCTATATAAACATAGTTACATACCCTTTTATTAGTCCCTTTACGGTAAAATCCGAATATACTAGATACTATCCATAACTGATAGGGTAGTAAGGTGAAATTCTGCCCTTTAAACTTGCCTGTAAAGTGTTTTAGCTTATAAATGAAGTTTACCACTCTTTCTACTTTATCTTGCCTAAAATCGTATTTATTAAAGAAATCTAAATACCTTTTACAGGCTTGTTTTACATATAAACAGGCTACTTCTTCTCCATTTAATACTGATTCTGCATAGGCTGTATATTTTTTATCTATCATTTAGTTAGTGATTCAATAAAATCCTCCTCTTCCTCATCACTAGCCTTAATAGAAGATTCTACTTTAAGTAATCTTGCGGAGTCTAAAGGGCTAATTCCTAATGAGCTACATAACCTCATTAATGAAAGGGATAAATTATATTCTAGTGTTAGTAATGAATGTCTGCTTTTAGTAGTAGCATCTATAATTCCATTAGTATCTATATCTTCCTTAACCTCTAAATATCTATGTAGGTTATTCTTAACTACTTCTAGTATTAAATTAAATTGAGGAGGAATATCACCATATTTTTTCTTTAGGAAATCTTCTAATCCTTTAATAATATCTTTCTCTGTCATTGCCGAATCTTTCTATATTCTATAATATCTTTAGTAATATCTCTAGTTTTACTTAACTCCTTTAGAATTACTAATATTTCGTATCGTAGTATAATTAACCCTACTAAATTAAGTAGGGCTAGAATTGTTAGTAGTATCATTATTTATTTTTTTATTAGTTATTTACGACGAATGAGGATGCGGGCGTAAGTGGGTTTGCCGTTTATCGCTCCATCTTTATCTTTTATAAGTCCATGTGCTTTAAATGGAACAGAATCTGATTTTCGATAATCATTAGAACTTAGTATTTCGAATTGATTAGGATTATACTTGTCCAGAAAAGTGATAGGAACACCCATAATAGGATTTTTAATTTTTATTTTATAGGTTTTCATATTCTTCAATTATTTCTATAACAAACCCTTGTTCTTTAAGTTTATTTAACTCATCTTCTGTTACAATTCTTTCAACCTCATAGTCCTTAGGAATGTCTGCAACTTTATTTACATTGATTGCATCGTAGCTGTCGTATTGTTGATACTCTTTTGGATTATATTTTTTATTTAGATCTAAAGGCTTATTTATTTTATTATGAGGTAAATTAGTAAACCAACTTACATTACACAATGTCGCCCATTTCTGTCCCGTATTATCAATTCTACTAAATGTTGTATAACTGTCTGGCAATGCAAACTCCATAGACTTACTTGTATTAATACCTAACCATATTTTATTATTTTTTATATAAGGAAATATTTCTTTACAGGTTACAGCATTGTAGTTACCTATAATTAGGAATTTTTTATTGTATTTCATCAATTGGGCAACATATTTACGATAGAGGCTAAAGGGTGGGTTGGTAACTACAATATCAGATTGTTTTAAAAATTCTATACATTCCTCACTACGGAAATCACCATCTCCTTCTAACTCGACTACCTGAATTTCATCATCTACAACTTTATCTCCTCCTTCATATATATAAGCTACTCCGTGTCCGTTTGCTTTATATCCTGTAGTAATAAGTTTTTTTAACCCAAAGAACTCGAAATTCATATAAAAATACTTAAAAAAGTTACTTTCTCGTGCATCGTCGCAATTACAGTAAATAACTTTATCCCGAAAAAGATCTTTATAATGCGAACATTCTCTTTCGATGTCAGTCAGTTGAGTATAAAACTCATCATTCTTTGCTTTCTTTGCATCATTTAAATTTTTATTTTTCATAGTTTTTATTGTTTAATAGTTATTAAATATATATAAACACTTAAAGGAGAAGACTTCCCAGTCTTCTCCATTAATCTTTTAAAAAAACTAAAATGTTATATAGGTGTTTCCAAACCCTTATTCAATAATTACTATCTAAATAAATATTAAACAATAGCTTTATTAAAATATTTTATATTTTAAGGCTAATTTTATCCCTTAAAAACCTTTAAAGGATTAATTACACCTTTAAAGGCTAAAAGGGGCTAATTTCACCCTTTATAGGGTAAAGATTACTTCTGGTAATTCTACCCTTTTAATTTTATGGTGGGTACATTTTACCTGTACATAATTTAGATGCCTAAAATCTTTCTTTAAATCATCAGCTTTATAGTTTCCTGACCCTATAATATTAAGAAGGGTTCTGTTATTTCTTTCTACTGGCACTATATTTCTATTAATACATACATTATAAATCTCATTATATACCTTAGTTTCCTCAGTTTTATCTATATAGCTAGCTACAATATACTGATTAGTAATAAGATAGCCGTCCTTAATCTTTTTAAGGTCTCCAGATTCCATTAAAAGGTTAATAAATTTATTAACTGTAGGCTTAGAAAGCCCTAAAGCTTTAGCTATTTCTTCCTGGGTATACTTAACCTTATTAGTATTCATAATAGTTATAGCCTTTAGTGCTATAAGGAATCCTTTAGCCTTAATAGGGTCTTTAATGCCCTTTAAAGGCATTGTAAAGAACTCATCTAGTATTTCTATATAAAGTTTCTCAGAGTGCCTAAAAACGTATTTATTGTACGTATTATGACCTACAATTATTTCTTCGAAAAGATCAGTTTTCTTAAAAGTAGAAATAATCTTCTTTACACTTTTTAATGATAGATCTGTCAACTTAGAAATCATGTTTTCCGATAGAGTAGAAATATGAGTCTTAGTATTAGCATATTTTTTAATTAGTGCATATACGTAAATTGAATTTAAATTTTCTAGTGCCTTTATATTACGGCTAATGATTGTTCTTTTCATTTTAGTTTTATTAAAAAGATTTTTAGATCTTTTCCCCGACTCCGAATCAACCGATTCGCAGAGTAATGATTAAAATAAATATAAGTAATGATTAAAATAGTAGGTAACTTTTTTTACTTTTTATATGGGGAACTTTTTTTACTTTTTCAATATTTACTATTTTTTTTAGATTTCCCAAGGGTTTTATTAAAAAATTTTTAAAAAACTATTGTTTAAATCAACAATAAATAGTTTAATTGAATTGCCATAATTAATTAATGTTATTGTTTAGAAAGGGAATAGCCTAAAAAACTATTCTCTTTTTTACGGTTTAAGGCAGTTTTTAGCCATCTAAATATATTAGTAATAGTATTACACTAAAAGCGTCCTAAAATAGATCTACAGTACATTAAAAAGCGAAAAAATGGACAATATTAAAGACGAATTTCAACTTAATTATCTATCTATGCAAGATAGAATTATTCAATATGAAAATGATTTTATTTATTTATGGAATAACGGACCAAGTGCTCCTGATAAAATAGGATTTTTAGTAGACCTATATAGAGAATATGGATTTCCAGTGGATCATTTTAATTTCTACAATTTATACGCTGAATATTTTGGCTTAAAAGGTATAATAGAAGCAGCAGAATCACTACATAAGGATACAGATATAGATATTAGAATATGTAGAGCCTGGATTTACTATAAATGTTTCGTAAGTGCCTTAAATGGTGCTTATACTGAAACACTACTATTTAACCTTTTAACTAGAAATGGTTTTAGAGTTAAATATCCTACTCATAAACAAGATACAACATTCAGTATAGATTTACTAGTCTATAAGGGTACTAAACTACAATATGTAGTACAAGTTAAGCCTATTTCATTTCTACTATGTAATAAATCTGTAGTAGTAAATAAAAGAACGGAACTATATAGAAAAGCTAAATTAACGGAAAAAGTTATGGGAGTACCTCATTATACAGCAGTATATATTAATAACCGTGTAGTGGGTAGAATGGTTAAAACCACTGAATATATAGATGATAGAGGGCATTTAAAGAGACCAGTAGATGTAAATTACTTAATAGATCTTAATAAAGATGCCGACAATAAATAAACCTAAAAAGAAATCTACTTATATAAAACATACTTTACCAGGTAAAGCTTATAACTATGCATGGCATAAATTAAGAAACGCTTATTTAATGCAGCATCCATTATGCGAAAGATGTTTATTAAATAATAAAACAGTAGCAGCTGAAGAAGTTCACCATATTAAACCCCTTTCTACTGCTAAAGATGAAATGGAAGTACAGAGTTTACTACTAGATAGTAACAACATTATGGCTTTATGTAAAGATTGCCATGCGAAAATACATAGAAAGAGACCCGATTGAGATAATCGGGTCTCTTTTTTATTATAGATCCGCTGTAAAGGGCTTATTCCTAGAAAGTTATAAAAATTAAATGCGTGAAAAATGGGA